AAAAAAAAAGGGCCTCTGGAAACAAAAATCAAGCCGGCCTCTCTTTTAAAAAAATCCATCAAAACCGCCAAAAATAGAAAAACCGTCCACCGCTTGCCAAACTACGCACATCACACGCACGAGACCCAAACCAAATGAACGCCGAACTCAACCGCAAAATCGCCAACATCATCAAGCAGGGCGTGATTGCCGAATCAGATCCTGCGCGCGCATTGGTACGCGTGCAACATGGCGAGCTGACGAGCGACTGGCTGCCCTATTTCGTCCCATTCGCAGGCGGCGTATCCGTACACCGCCCCCCGAGCGTCGGCGAAAACTGCATCATCTTGTCTCCAAGCGGCGAGACCGCCAACGGCCTAGTTTTGTGCGGCATGGCATCAGCCTCATTCCCAAGCCCTGCCCAATCGGCTGACGAGACCGTCGTCAAATTCCCCGACGGCGCAATCATTAATTACAACCACGGCGCAGGGCAAATGACATTAAAAGCCGTCGCCAATCTGACCATCGACGCGCCAGACACCCTAATCACTGGCAACGTCGTCATCCAAAAAATGACAACAAGCAACGGCCTGCTGACCTACACGGCAGGCATGAGCGGCAGCGGCGGCGAAGGAGAAGGCGGCGGAACAACCATCAAAGGCGCAATCAACCACGAAGGCACGCTGACCAATACCGGCAAAATCACATCCAACGGCATCGTCGTCGATGAGCATATTCATCCAGGCGATTCGGGCGGAAAAACAGGCAAACCAGAATGACTAACAGTGAAACAGGCCGTCAAATCAGCCTCTACGACCACATCCGCCAGTCAATAAAAAACATTCTATTCACGCGCATCGGCACGCGCCTGATGCGCGAAGAATATGGCAGCCTACTGCCCGAATTATTAGACCAACCGATTACCCCTGCCCTGCTCTTGCAATGCCAGGCGGCCGCCATCGCCGCCCTGGCAAAGTGGGAGCCGCGCATTGAAATTCAGGCGGCCACCGTATCGGCAGCCGCCGCCAACGACGCAAAAGTCATCATCAACATCGAAGCCGTCAACATCTCGACCGGCACACTTGAGACATACAGCATCAGGAAATAAAAAATGCCGCAAATTGCCGACCTATCAAAAATTCCAGCTCCCGACGTCATCGAAGAGATTGACTTCGAGAAAATCCTTGCCGCGCGCAAGGAGCGTTTCATCGCCGAATACCAAACGCCTGCCGAGCGTGAATATTGGCGCAAAGTCTTGGAGCTGGAATCCGAGCCGGTTGTCAAATTGCTGGAAGAGTGCGCCTACTCCGAAATGCTCATGCGCCAAGACTTTAACGAGCGCGCCAAAGGCTTGATGTTGGCATACGCCAGCGGCAGCGACTTAGACCAGCTCGCCGCTAATGTCGATATTCAGCGCCTTGTCATTACCGAGGCGGACTACACCGTCGAGCCGCCCATCCAGCAGGTTTTAGAATCCGACGAATCATTGCGCCGCCGCGTGCAGGGCGCGTTTGAAACGCTGACCACGGCAGGCAGCGAAGAATCATATTACCAACACGCCAAATCAGCGCACGGCCAAGTCGCCGACATCGCCGTCATCAGCCCGAGCGGCGCGGTTGTCGATATTGTCGTCCTCTCCAATCAAGCAGGAGGCGTGCCGTCTGAAGCTGTCATCAAAGCCGTGACGGAGGCCGTCAATGCCAAATACCGCCGCCCGACCGCCGACCGCGTGACAGTCAAGGCTGCCCAAATCATCGAGTATCAAATCAACGCGCAAATCATCGTCTTTCCAACCCCAGACTATGAGCCGATTTTAGAAAACGCGCGCGAGCGTATGCGCGAAGCCGTGGACGAGAATTTCAAGCTGGGCCGCGACGTTGATTTATCGATGATTTATGCCGCCCTGCGCGTCGAGGGCGTGCAGAGCGTCGTCATCAGCCAGCCAGCCGCCGCCCTGCCGGTTACTCAATATCAGGCTGCCTTGTGTACGCAAATCAATATCAGCTATGGCGGCCAAAATGAATAAATACCAAACCGCCCAGCCATCAACGCGGACGGCATTTGAGAAGAAATTCGGCGAAGCCGAAATCTACCCCGTCCCCTACGCCGTCGTCTCCGACCTCTGGAATCCCGACAGAATCCCTGCGCATCTGCTGCCGTATCTCGCCTGGGCGCTGTCGGTTGACTATTGGAATGACACATGGGACGAGCAGCGCAAGCGCGATGTCATAAAAGCCGCCTACCGCACCCATAAATTCAAAGGCACAAACGGCGCAATCGAAGAAGCCCTCAAGCCATTCGGCGTGACAGCCAAGATTACAGAATGGTTTCAGACCAAGCCACTAGGCTCGCCTGCCAGCTTTGCTCTGACCCTGATGGCCGAAGAAGCCATCAGCCAGGCCGACTATCAGGAAATGCGGCGCATCGTCCAAAAGGTTAAGCCGGTAAGCCGTCATTTAAGCGGCTTGACCGTCGGCGTTATGACCTATGGAAAACTCAAAGCCAGCGGCATTACCATCAGCGGACAACGCACGACAATTTACCCATACATCAAGCCAAAAATTAATTTATCCCCGGCAGGCCGCGCCGCCGCCGCATTACAACACATCGACGTCATCACAATTAACCCGAAAGCCAACCCATGAGCCAACAGTATTACACCCTCGTCACCAACATCGGCGCCGCGCGCATCGCGAAAGCGACCGCATTAGGCACAGTCGTCAACTTGAGCCAAATGGCAGTCGGCGACGGCGGCGGCCAACCCATCACGCCGTCAGCCACAGCCACCGCCCTGACGCGCGAAGTGTACCGTGCCAGCCTCAATATGCTGGAAGTTGACGAAAACAACCAAAAGCAAGTCATTGCAGAGCTGCTCATCCCAGAAGAAGAAGGCGATTTCACAATTCGAGAAGTCGGCCTCTTTGACAACAACAACAACCTGATCGCAATCGGCAGCATCGCCGACAGCTACAAGCCGCGCCTCTCCAGCGGCACGGCAAGCCAGCAAATCATCCGCATGGTCATCCAAATCGACAACACCGACGCCGTCGGCCTCAAGGTTGACCCGGCTGTCGTTTTGGCGACGCGAGAATTTGTTGAGCAAACAGTAAATAAAAAATTCGGCAACGTCGCCTACCGCGTGCCAAGCATTGCCGCCCTGCGCGAATTTAACAAGCACGGCGCATCCGTCGTCATCGTCGAAAACTATCATGACGGCATCAACGGCGGCGGCGGCGTGTTTGTCAAATCCGACAATCAAGCCCTTGCCGACAACGCCGCCACAGTCATCGTCGGCGAATCCGGCACACGCTGGCTGCGCCAATACACATCCTTGAGCATTCGTGATTTTGGTTATGCCGAATCAAAAAACAACGCCGCCGAAACCATCGAGGCCGCCGAGCGCGCAGCGTTAGGCGTGTTTGTTGATTGCTTAGGCTTAAAAATCGATACAAATAAAAAATATCAAACAAAAAACAAATACGGCAACGGCCAATTTACCGTCAACGGCGCTACCGTCGATATGCCATATCAGCCTATCCGCAGCGGCATCGGGCGATTTATTAGCGGCACAGGAGCCGCCTCAAATCTCAAATCCAACGAATGGACAGGCACTGGATTGGTCGTCATCGGCGAGGGCGCAATGGCAAAAACCGAGAAATGCGTTTCCGGCATCGCCATCGGCGACCGCGCGCAGGGCTTTTCGCGTATCAGCCGCGACAACATCGCCATCGGCGCAGACAGCCTGATCAACGTGCAAGCCGAGACAGAATGGTACGACCAGTCAAAAATGGCAGGCACGCGAAACATCGGCATCGGCGGCAATGCCGGGCGAGGAATTACAAGCGGTTTTGCCAATGTTTCCATCGGCCGCAACGCCGGGCAAGGCTTGGGCGAGGGCTCATCAAATATTGCACTTGGGGCAGGCGCGCTGGCAGGGACGGCCCCAGTCGGTTTGAGCGGCGACATCGAAGTCTTCTGGCCGTCCCCAACCTCAAGAACAATCGCAATCGGCGAGGCAGTCTTGCAAACATATCAAGGCCGCGCCGCGCAAACCGTAATTGGCGGCAACGCCGCAAGAAATGCGAAAACAGCCGAGAAAGTGACCGTCATCGGCGCGAACGCAATGGAAAGCCTAGAACAAAACCGCGCCCCAAACGGCGGAAATGTTGTCTGGACTGGCACAGAAACAGGCAGCTACACACAATCGGCGAATACTATTAATTTGACATTTAATAATATTCGAGGAGCAGAGGTTGATTATTGGATAGGCATCCGCCTGACATCAGGCGCGGCGCAAACCTTACAAAACGACGTCATCCCCGTGAAAGTAGTATCGGTTAGCGGAAATAATCTGACAGTCAATAGCTCAAAAGAGCTGACCGCCTCCGGCTCTGCCGAGCTGAAGTTCGTTTTTTCTGATACCTCATCAGCAACCAAGAACGAAGAGCTGACAATCATCGGCTCAAACGCGATGAGTCAGGCTTTAACGGCAGGGTATTCGACCATCATCGGCGCAGATGCGGCGTTATCAGGATCAGAATATAAAAAAACCACCGCCATTGGCGCGTCAGCCTTGAGAAACGGCGCACATAACTCAAGCGTCGCCGTCGGTTACTGGAGCGCGCCAACAATCAGCAGCGAACAATGCGTATTCGTGGGCGAATCTTCGGGTTATCGAAACGTGCAAGGCGATGTTTTAAGCGGAAAAATCACAAACTCTATTGCTATTGGCTACGGCGCGCGAATCAACGGTAACAACGAAATCCAAATCGGCGTTTCAGGTCAAACACTTTATGCCCCGACCGCTGTCAACATCCGCTCCGACGGCCGCGATAAAACCGACATCAAACCGCTTTCAGACGGCCTGCAATTTGTCATGAAATTGAAGCCGGTCACAGGCTACTACGACCGCCGCGATGCTTATGTTGACGAGCTTTTCAACGACCTGCCAGAAGACGAGCGCGCCGCCAAAGTGCGTGAATGGTGGAAGAACCCAACCAAAGACGGACGACACAAAGAAGACCGACCGCAGCATTGGTTTATTGCCCAAGACATCGCCGCGCTGGAGCAAGAATACGGCCGCCTGCCTATGGTCAATATCAAAAACGACACCTACACCATCGAATACGAAACATTTATCCCGGTTTTGACAAAAGCCATCCAAGAGCTGGCCGAGAAAGTTGAAAAATTGGAAAACGAAAACAAGGAATTAAAAAATGACAAGATGCGTAATTGACCAAGACGGCCTGTTTGTTGAAGAGCAATATTTTGACGACGGCCGACAAAGTATCGAAGCCGAAGTGCCGCCGCTGCAAGAAAACCAAGCGGCACGATGGACGGGCGAGAGCTGGGAGATTCTCCCCGATTTTCGCGGCGAAGTCGTCTTTACAAAAGACGGCGCGCAAGTATGGAAAGAAATCGGCAGTCTGCCTGACCGTGTCAGCCTGACCCCATTGGAAACGGCAAATCTGGCAGATTTAAAAGCCGATCTGCTGACAAAACTCAACGCCGCCGCCCAAAACTTTGTTGACGCCCACTCCGGAGCGAGCCAAGTCCCCGATTTCGAGTTGGCGACATGGCCGCTCCAGTCAACCGAGGCGCAGGCGTGGGCTGCCGATAAATCAGCCGCTACCCCAATCCTAGACGGCATCGCCGCCGCGCGCGGCTTGGACAAAGACAAACTCAAGGCAGCCGCTCTAAAAAAATCCCTAGCGTATTCCGCCTTGTCTGCCATCGTTGCCGGTCAGCGCCAGGCAATTCAAGACCAAATCGAGGCTGCAAAAACAAAATCAGCCTTAGACAAAATCAAAATCGAGTTTAAGCTGCCGGAGACCGTCTGAATGAGTAAAGTTTATTTGGCATTATACAAGGGCCGCAAAAAAATCCAATCGCCCAAAGACATCATCTACCGCGTGACAGACTGGGCCATCCGCAAAGCGACACGCGGCGAATATTCGCACTGCGAAATCGCCATCCGACTGCCTGACGGTCAGTTTGACTGCTACACATCGTCCCATCGAGACGGCGGCGTCCGTTGCAAGCGCATGGAGCTGCCCTCTGACAAGTGGGATTTAATTGAGCTGCCCAAGCCCAATCTGACCTACGGCCGCGCGATGAAACTATGGCGCGAAACAAAAGGCAAGAAATACGACCTGTCAGGCGTTTTGGCCGTCAAGTCGGTTTTCCGCCGTCTGAAAATACGCCAATCGCCAAATAAATGGTTTTGCTCCGAATGGTGCGCCGAAGTAATCGGCTTTGGCGAGCCGTCCAAATATTCGCCATCCGACCTTGCCGCCACCATGAAGCAAGAACAATTTTAAAAAATCCCCAAAAAATCCCACGCACTAGCCCCACGCGTGGGATTAATTTTTAATAGTGTATCTACATAGCCATCAATCGATTAACCCATCAAAAAGGAAGCCCAAATGGCAGAAGCAAACCGCCATCATGGCATTACCGCCAACGAATACACCGAAGGCGTGCGCAGCATCAGCGACATCTCGACAGCCATCATCGGCATGGTTTGTACCGCCGAAGATGCCGACGCAAAAGTATTTCCGCTCAATACCCCGATTTTTGCGACATCAGCCTACGACCTGCTCGCAAAAGCAGGCACAAAAGGCACGCTCGCCAAATCCCTTGACGCCATCGTTGACCAAGCCGACGCGCAAGTCGTCATCGTGCGCGTTGCCGAAAGCAAAAATACTGAAGAACAAAAAGCCAACGTCATCGGCACAGCCGAGGGCGGCAACTACACCGGCCTCAAAGCCCTGCGCCGCGCTAAAGCCGTGACAGGTTTTACCCCAAAAATCTTGGGCTGCCCAGAGCTTGACAGCCAAGACGTCTTGACCGAGTTGGTAGGAGTTGCCCAAGCGACGCGCGCCTTTGCCTACGGCAGCGCAGGCGGCAATCCCGACATCACAGAAGTGGGCAACTACCGCAAAAACTTCGGCCAGCGTGAGCTGATGTTGATTGACAACGAATTCATGGCGTTCGACCCGACCACCAAGAAAACCGAAACCGCCGCAACGATTGCGCGCATCTTGGGCGCGCGCGCCAAACTCGACAAAAATGTCGGCTGGCACAAATCCATTTCAAACACCGAAATCAATGGCGTCAGCGGCCTGAAATTCGCGCGCAGCTTTGACCTTTTGGACAAAAACTGCGACGCCAACACCCTCAACAACAAAGACGTCACCACCCTGATCCGCGAAGACGGCTTCCGTGTTTGGGGCAACCGCACATGCACCAACGACAGCATGATGGCATTTGAAGTTGCCACGCGTACCGCTCAAATCATCCAAGAGACCATCGCTTCTGCCTTCATGTGGGCTTTGGACAAGCCGATGCACCCAAGCCTGATGGAAGACATCATCATGGCCATCAACGCCAAATTGGCGCAGTACGTCAACAAAGGCTACATCTTGGGCGCGCGTGTCTTTATCGACAAAACCCTCAACACCTCCGAAACAGTACAAGCCGGTCAATTCACAATCAGCTACGAGTTCACATGGGTGCCACCATTGGAAAACATGGTTTTCAACCAACACGTCACTGACACCTTCTTTGTTAACTTGGTTGACAAGGTCATCACATTCGCCAACACCCTGAAACCGACTACCGTCTAGGCCGTCTGAAAGGAAACCAACCCCATGAAAATGCCAAAAGTCCTCAAAGGCTTTAACTTATTCGTCGATGGCGAGAACCAATACGGCGTCGTCGTCGACATCACGCGCCCAAAAATCAGCCGTCAAACCGAAACCTACACGCCGGGCGGCGCAATGACCGAGATGACTGTCGTCCACGGCTTTGAAAAGCTGACGATGGAGGTCACATCCAAAGGCTACGACGCCGACATGCTCAAGTCTATGTCTAGCAGCATCGACGGCAAGCTGCTGCGCTATCAAGGCGCGCTGCAAGAAGAAGACGGCACCGGCTACCAAGTATTAAAAGGCGAAGCGCGCGGACGCATTACAGAAGCCGACCCAGGCAGCGACAAGCAAGGCGAAGGCGGCGAACATAAATTTACCGTCGAGCTTGTCTACTGGAAAGAAAGCGTGGACGGCAGCCCAATCGTCGAAATTGACGTCTTCGGCAATAAAGCCGCTTTCGGCGGCCAAGACGAACGCGCCGGCCTGCGCGCCGCTTTGGGCTTGTGATGAAAACCAAGAATCTGGCCATTTACCAGGGCGACACCCATCTTTTCAAAATCGCCCTGACCAGCGAAACAGGCGAGCCGTTGCAAACCGACGGCCTGTCTTTTGCACTGGCCGTCAAATTCCCCGACGGCGCAACCATCACGCCCGAGCTGACCGTTGACGGCAACATCGTCAGCCTGATGTTCCCTTCCGTCCTGACCGCTGCCATCACGCACACAACCGCCGAATACGACCTACGCGCCATCAGCGGCCAGTACGTCAAAACCTATTTGCGCGGACAACTGCTCATCACGCCGAGCATCACGCCCGTGACCGCAGGCGCAGGCGGCGAAATCCACGAAGAGGCCGTCAGCGTGACCGTTTCCGAAGTGGCCATCATCCGCGCGGATGGAAACCAAAGCCAGACGGCATACGACGACAGCGACATCAAGCAACGGCTGACCGCCTTGGAGAGCCGTCAATACAGCGACACTATCTACGACGACAGCGACCTGCAACGCCGCATCGCCGAGCTGGAGAGCTACCAAGACAACTTCAACCAGCAAATCGCCGCCATTCACCGCCGCCTTAACGCGCTGATTTGACCTGACCACCAATTACGCGCCCGAATTTAAAGGCGTTTGGTATCGCGCCGCCATCTTAAAATCCCAATAGGAGCAAACCATGCAAACCATCAAAATCAACGACGACAACACCCTGACCATCGAGCTTTCCTCCGGCGACCGCTACACCCTGCGCGAGCCGCTGGCCAAAGACATGGAGGGCTTGGGTCAGGACTTGATTAAAGTCAAACACACAGACACCGTCCAAAAACTACTGGGCAAAATCTCGACGCCGCCGCTGACGCGTGTCGCCTATGGCAAATTGAGCATGTCGGACGCTCAAGTTTTGAATGTTGCCATTGATTTTTTTTCAGCGCCGCCGTCAGCCAAAGCCGAGATGGAGGCAGCCTTGCAGGATTTGGGATATTCCCAAAGCTCAAATTCCGAGCCGACCACTTCGAGCGAATCCTAAGCCGCGAAGCCGACATCTATCAGGCGGCGGCAGAAGAAGATAAAAAGTATTACAACTTAATCAACGACTGCCTCGCCCAATGCGCGGCGACCTTCGGCAGCCTCGAAAAGTTTGAGCAATGCAACATCGCCGAGCTGATTGAGTGGACGCACAAGGCAATTCAAATCAACACGCCCGAAGAGTAAACAAAGGCCGCCTGAATATTTCAGACGGCCTTTTGTAATCAAAAAACAGGAAACATCATGTCTAAAAGCCTCGAATTAAAAATCATCATGTCGGCCACCGACAAAGCCAGCGCGGCTTTCAAAAAGCTGCGAAGCGCAGGCGACGTATTGGGGCAGACCCTCGACAAGCTCGAAGGCGAGATGAAAGGCTACGAGCGCGCCCAAGCCAGGCTGACGCAACGCGTGCAGCTAACTGCGAAAATAAAAGAGCAAACCAAAGCCCTGATGGAAAACAGGCTTGCCCAAAAAGCAATAAAAGACGAAATCGCCAAGACAGGCGTGCCAACCAAAGCGCAGGCGCGAAACTTAGAAAAACTGCAAGCAGCCCAAGAAAAACTGCAAAACAGCCAAAGCCGCTACCAACAAAAAATCGAAGAAATCAACGCCGAGCTGAAAAAACACGGCGTCGTCACAAAAGACGCGGCCGAAGCCCAAAAGCAATTAGAGCAAGCCGCGAAGAAAACCGAAGCCGCCCTGCAACGTCAACAGAAAGCGATGGCGGCACGAGATAAAGCCGCCGCCGCCAAAGCACAAATGACCGAAGCAG